TACCGAGCCATAGCACGGGGCACGGGCTTAGAGTTAATAAAGAATTGAACCAAAATAAACCTCCTAGCAGATTGTTAAACCAAGACCCCAGCTCTGGGGTTTCGCCCTTCTGGGCTCGTCAGTTGGTTAGCTGTTGCTGTATCTCTTTGCCTAGCTCGATCCAGCTCTCAGGATGAACCAAACCCATAGAGGGGTAGTCCTCTGGCTTAGATGCTGCGACCAGCTTAGAAAAGCGATCCACAGCAGAAAGCACAAACAACGGGGCGAGAGGGTGAGAGTTAATAATTTCGGTTAGCTTGTCTGATTTCATAGGAGCCCCTTATAGGTTTCTGAAGTAATAGCCATTGGACTCATAGAAATAATGGCGGAGCTCCGCTTTCCAATAGTGCTCGAAATCAAAGTAATAGCGGACAGTATCCGAAACCCCCTCAAACAAACAAGAATTTTCGGCGTAGTCCTCGGCAAAATCCTCATCCGAGTCAAACTGACCCATATAGGAATCTTCTATATTCTGAATGGTTACATCCTCCCAGCTTGAGGCATTGTCAGCGTATGCCTGAATAACTTCCTCATCCAGATGAGACCGCTTCACATCATCAAAAAAGGACACCCAAGCATCCAAAGAAAAAGCATCACAGGAGCTGGAATAAAAAATCTTAGCTAGACCCTCAACGTCCGCACAAAGCACCTCGTCCCCGTCCCAATCTGGGAAAGCCTCAGACAGTAGCTTCTGGATATCCTCCCAAGCTCCGACTTGCTCAAGATCAATCCAAAGCCCCTTTGTGGGTATGCCATCGATATAGAAAAAACCAGCGACAGAAGAGCCAGATGCTGGGGCGGTTGCCGCATTCAAGCGAGCATTGATTGATTGATTTAGATCCATTTTTAAAGCTCCTATTCATAACGGGGGCGGACTGCTGGGAACGGCTTAGCTTTGCCCCGATTGATTAAAAAAGAAAAAACACCTTCGCACAGCACCGAATCAATGGATGGCTTTCCCTCGTTCATGAGATCAGCCTCACCAGCGATAGAGTCACGATAGGCGATAGCCTCCGCCTTAGTCCGAAATACTTTGTTTAAGGGGTGATCCTCTGGCTGCCCATAATCGAACCACCAGCCCCCCTCTTCATGCCCACCAAAGGCACGATCCAGCACAAACAAGTGAACAGAAAACATTTTTATAACCCTCCTATTGATTGGTAATTATTGAGAGGCATCCTCTAGCGTTGTCATAGCATCTTCAAGGCTTGAAATGCTCTGCTGGAGATTATCGATAGCGTTCTGGGCAGCTTCGCCCTTGTCGCCATTTTGGAAGCCCTCTGGCATATTGGAGAAAGCCTCCTCCTCCTCGCTTAAAACCTCCTCAATTTGGTTTCGCAGATCGTCCAGCTTCTGGCTGATGTCGCTTAAAACTTCCCTTCTAGCTTGATTCATAGAACCCCCTTTTTAATAAAAACATAATCAGAAGGCTTCACAGGAAAACTGTGGCGCCCCTCGTTAAAAACCAGCTTTTTATCAGCTCGTTTCTGAATGCTCCAGATCTCATGATCAGCGGATCGATCAGGAGCAAAAAAACAAAGCACATCACCAACACGAACAGATGAAGCCTTGACCCTTTGGATATCTTGACGCATTGAACCCCCCGATTAATAACCATTAGCGAGAGCCCAGCTCTCAATTTTTGCCAAGGTCTGGGGATCGATGGCAACCAGCTCATCGTTCCAATTTTCCAGACCACCCAGCGACAGTGCAAGATCCAGAGATCCACGCAGACCCTCAGCATCTCCAGCATTCAACCAGCACCCAGAAACCCTATCAGGGCTTAACTCTCCAGCCCCGTCTATATCAGTGTCTAGGGTTACTGCAATCCCGTTTATTTTCTTTTCTAGAACCATAAATCCTCCAAAATAATCAATAGTCGAATAGGTATAGATACACCTACCGAGATCTTACTCCCAAAACATATTGACAAGCAATACCCCCAGAAAATGAAAAGTTGAGCCTAGTATTTATAAGGGTCTGGAGGCGATTACTCCCAGAGCTGTAAACCGAGCAGACCGCAAAGCCTTATAGAATCAGGGTCACGCTGTCGAGTTGACCAGAAGGCAGCTCAGGGGGTTCTATATAGAATAAGGCTTACAGGGCGATAAAAATAATGGGCCCCTGAGTCACAGACCGCAAAGCCTTATAAAATCTAGAGCTGGGATTATAAAAAATGACCAGATGACCGCAGACCCTTGCACAGGCTGGGGTTTGGCGGGGGCAAATAGCGAAGCGAAACAGCCCAGCAGTTACAGCCACAGGCTAAGAAACACTAAGAGAACCCATAGAAGCTCTGGCACTTGCAGACTGTCCCTCTATTGCCCTAAGATCACAAACAACGCAATTCTTAATAAATACCCATATGACCAGATTAACCAGAAAGCAGATAGAAGAGGGGCTAAAGGCAACACCGATAGAGCAGATCTTGCTGGGGGTCGCTGGGGCTAAACAAACGAAGCTCAGCCCTTCACAAATCAAGTTTGCAGAGCAGATGGCATTAGGAAAAACTAAGGCGGAATCATACCGCCAGAGCAGACCAAACGGACGCAAGAGCAAGGCGAAACCAGCCACAGCATCACGCAAGGGTCAGGAGCTGGCAAAGTCAGACGCAATACAGGCACAAATAGAAGCGTTTAAGGTGGCTCTGGAGGCTCAAAAATATACTACCCCTGCTCATTTGAGGGCTCTCACAATCCATAAGCTCACAGAAAAGGCTCTTGACCCAGACATAGCACCAGCACAACAGATCAAAGCTCTGGAGCTTCTGGGCAAGATCACCGAGGTCGCACTGTTTACCGAGAGGCGGGAGATCATCCAGACCAGCAACAGCACAGAGATGAGGGCAAAGCTCCTGAATTCTATCCGTCTGGCACTTTCTGCCCAGACCGCAGAAACCATTGAACCGAATCAGGCTGATGATCTGCTGGCTGAGCTGTCAGGAATAAGCCCAGATGATGAGCAAAGCCCAGAGCATGAACGGCAAAGCATGGAACAGGTCACGGCTCTGGTGCTTGATCCAGACCCCCAGACCCATTCGCTAAACCAGATTGAGGCAGACCCACCGACCCCCGACCCCCAAAAATCAACATTTACAATAGCCAGCCCTATGCATAGTATTCCACACACTCAATCCATCCCAGAATCCGCTGTTACACCAGGCGTAACACCTGTTACACCTGAAAATGTAATAAATTCAACAGCTTGCGTGTCAAGTAGTAGTAACCCTATACTATCGAAGGGGGAGGGGGCATAGAAAATGGCTATCGATAAAGACATTGTTCCACGTGAAACACCCCGCCTTGACGAAAAGGGTCCCATGCTAACGCTAGATTTAGATATGTTAGAAGATCGGCTAAAGAGAATGAGCGAGAAAGACAGGAAAAAGTTATTAGATATGTTAGATAGTCATCAGGCCGTGATGTTAAAAAGAAAGGATAAATATGTTAAGTGAAGAATACCCAGATTTATTAAAAGCCGATGGGTTAGATGAGGCTATTATTGGCGTGGTACAAAGAATGGGCACTCAGGCTATTTGTTATGACACCGAGAAAGTCATTGAGATCTTAATGCGGGATATGACAGAAGATGAGGCTTGGGACTATTTTCACTACAACATTGCTGGCGCTTGGGTTGGAGATCATACCCCATTTTTTTTAACACGGGAAAGTATGAATGAGGAAAAGTAAAGAGATGACTCCTGCCCAAAAAGAAATATTTCTGGTGATTGATTCCTATTGGAAGCTATATGGTTTTGGCCCCTCGATTGATGACATTATGCGAATGACTGGCGAGAAGAGCCGTGGAAATGTAAGTAGAAAGATGTGGGCCTTGGTAGATTTAGGGGTTTGCAAAGGGGTAAAGAGAAGAGCTAGATCTATACGGCCTACCTATATAAAGGTTAGAAATCTTGAGTGATGCATTAAACCGTCTATTAGATAAACTAAATCCTGGTGATCACGAAGACTTGCTTGCTTTAGCGCAAGGCTATGCAGACTCAGTCATTCGGGAAAAAGGGCAAAAATCGTTTATGGAGTTTGTTAAGGTCATGTGGCCTGGGTTTATTCATGGAAGACACCACGCTTTAATGGCAAAAAAATTTGAGGAGATAGCTAGTGGAAAACTTAGACGCCTTATTATTAATATGCCTCCCCGCCATACTAAGTCTGAATTTGCCAGCTACTTATTGCCAGCCTGGTATCTTGGTCAATTCCCTAATCGAAAGATTATTCAGTGTTCTAACACCGCAGAACTAGCGGTGGGCTTTGGACGTAAAGTTAGAAACTTAGTCGATGGAGAAACCTATGCCAAAATATTCCCAAATGTCGCTTTGCGAACTGATTCCAAGGCTGCTGGTCGTTGGGCTACTAACGCCAACGGTGATTATTTTGCTATTGGTGTGGGCGGTACCGTTACTGGTAAAGGAGCAGATTTGCTCA